CAGGGGTGTTATTATAACTCATTATCTGAGTATTGATCATCGTCGAGACCGACCTCATAATAATCTTCTGCTGTGAGATCAAGTTCATAATCTTCACCATATAATTTGACATTCTCCTCATGTTGATGCAGAACAGTTTCTTTAAATTCCTTCATTGCATCAACAAAAATATTTGCACCAGATGATTCAGTTCTGAAATCAATAAATGCTGACTTGACAGTCTGTTGGTCGCTTTGAATTGCAAAAGCCATACCTCCAAACATATTCATAACAGCCTTTAATTGATCACCTTTCATGAATGATTCCGGTGGAGTAAAATCAGAAGTGTAATCTTCTTCTTTGAAATCCGATATATCTAGGCCTACTAATTTCAGGGTTGTTGACCATTTACCAAGTATTGGATTATTAGAATTATGTCTCATTATCCTATTAGCTATACATCTAAATTTGAATAAATTCATGGTCATTTCATTATTTCCATGCACTGTCATACCTAGTTGACGTTTTATATATATATAAGCTTTTTGCAATGGATTCATAAAACCATGTTTCATTTTCATGATAGTGTCTCTTATTAAGACATAAGTATCATTATATACATCAGGATCCATATACACAGTCTGTAGATTGAGTATGCAGATTGTTAATATTTGTTTTAAATTTTGACATGTTATTGTATAGTACCCATTATCTGGTGATATAAACCCTCTTTTTATTAATGTGTTAATATTTACCAATAATGTTTTAAGATCATTACTAATGTGGCAGCACATGTATAATTCATAAATATTATTCCAAGATGAGACACTATATTTACCTTCAATTGTTGTAATATTTAGGATTTGATATTTATCGAGATTAAAACTAATATTGTCTGCTGAGTAATTATACAAGGCATCTTGGATTGTTACAGCATTTCTTCGCATAGCTTTGACATCATTTTCATCTTCAAGCATGATCAAGTTTGCCCCTTTCATTTTATGATCAAACCCGTATTCAATTCGTTTTTCTTTTGGTGCAACATTTGTACAAAATTCTTTTCTCATTAATTCTATATTCTTGTAGATGTACATTACTGTGTCTAACAAGTCTATCTTGTATAATGATTCCTGTAATTCTTTTCCTTCATTGGCATCAATTATTTCTTGATATTTACTTTCCAAAACATCTTTAGTAAGGATCATAGTATCATCGGTTGTAATTTCCACATCTGTGTCAACATCGAATACTGAATATGATTTAATTCCTAATGCAGTATTCGTAATTGAATTAAATATTATTGATTTCTTATAATTTATAACTTCACTATTTATATATGAGGATTCCTTTTGCTCAAATAGAAGATACATATGATAGCTTGTTAATCTTTCTTTTGGTGGTAAATACAATGTCAGTTTATATTTCTTTAGTAATGCTATTTGATAATGGGTCGGATTGTTTTTAAGCCAATTCATCCTGATACTAACAGTTTTCTTCATCTGTAATAAATTGATAATGGTATTCCATATGTCACCCTTATCCTTGATAAATGATATATCCATATGTACAAAGTTACCATCTAAATATTTCATTATAGTATTGATATCGAGCACATTTACATGTTCATCATACATAAGACCATCAACGCAATTAACAATATCATAATCATCTCCCCTTGATAATGAGTTATGTATTATATTTAATTCATTAAGTGCTAGGTGACCATCTCCTCGCCCTGAACACAAGTCAATGACTTTAGTCATCTCAATTTGATTGTTAATGTAAGCACGAAACAAATTATATTGTGATTGAAGTGCCTGAGATCCGGTTGGGCTATCAAATGATTTCAATGATGCATGATTTTTACAAACATGTTCAAACCAATTAATTATGTTATGTATCTCATCTAAGATAGTTAATTCCTCTGTCGGTATTTCGTATGGTGTATACTCAAATTTGTAAAATTTTGGCTTATTCTTTAATTTAATGATAAAATTTATATCACCTTTCAATGTTACTTGGTCAATTCTTCTTCCTCTAAATATCCAATTTTTTGATTCTATTATCAAATCTTTAATAGCCAATGGTGTTAGTCTTCTCAACACTTCATGATTTATATACTTGAAGATCATGTTGAATTCTCTTTTCTTTGATATCTTTATTTTTTTGGATTCTGCAACATTGAAGGCATGATTGACAATTGTGTTGCTGTAATTTTCTTTAATGACTACATGATAGGTATCAATATCGTCAAAAATAACATTGAAAGCCAAATATTCACTTAGTATCATTAATTTCAAATTGAATCTCAATAATGATTCAAATTTCATAACAGAATGAAATATGTTGATTGAAGAACAGATTTTTTGCAATTTCTTAAATTCACCATTGTACTGCTTCATTATTTGAGTATGTATGGCTGATTCAACATTACCTTTAAATACAAACAATTTTTCAGTCTCATTATCTAATAGTTTCATAATCATAGTATCAAAGTTATCAATATTTAACTCTTTCTTATATTCATCTTCAAATAGAGTTTTTTCAATAGATGACATGATTTCAAATCTTATAGACCTAGGTATATCCATGTAATCAGATGCAGTTGTCTCTTTAAGGTACATTTGTATCCTTCTATATGATTGTAAAAACTGACTATTTGCAGTGTTCATAAGTGGAAGCTTTTGATAATTGAAACCAACATTGATATCAATATCCGTGATATCCAATCCAGATGATAGCAATTCAGATATTGTGTAAAATCTTTCAAGTGGTATATCCTCTATCTTGCTCATTATATTCTTTGTTGGTATAATATAAAGTTTACAATCTTTCATATATACATCTCTCACATCTTTAAATGTGCTTGTATAATTTTCACTTAAATTCAATGAATAACATACATACTTCATTTTATACATATTTCTAATAATTGTTATAAGGCTTAATCTACATTTCAAATAATCATAATTTACATTACTGTCTATTCCACATGTCTTTGTAGTGAACATCATAGTTGTATTGACATGCACTGAACCAGACCACTGTGGTGCAATACGAATAGCAGAAGATGATTTAAATCCTTGATTATCAGTTCTGTGAAATAATTCACCTCCTGATGGTGTTAAAACAGTGGCTTCAAGATCTTTGTATCTAAAGTCAGTATAATATGACAAAATGTAGTTGCAAGTATTAACAATATTATTTTTGTCTTTGTTCAAATTATTATCGCAAGAAATTGATGCGTAAATCACCCATTTTGCATATCTAACAGCTTCAAATATTGAATATTCAATCGGGTTTTTGAAATGATAGTTCATCTCATATTTTTGCTGATACTTAGGTTTGACTGAGGCAGAATATGCTGGTTTTCTATATTTGTCACCCATATTTGTTGATTCAAGTTGATTTAATAATTCAATGTGTATATCATCAGCTGGGATTTGTTGATAAAGGGCATAATCATATGTTGGTTCTAAGACATCTTTGAAAGTGAATTCTGGATAGTTGTTTGATCGTATGGTATATAGATTATGTTCAGTATTAGTTGTGTACAGTATGTGGTTTACTCTCCTTTCCTTGAAGAAAATGTTATATGAATGAATACTTGTATAAAAAACCTTATTAGTAAAATCTGGCTTTCGTGAAACTATCATGTCTAAAATAGTCGAAGAATTCTCTAGCTTTTGAATAAAATGTTCTATCAGCGTGACAGCACTACAATCCATAAATTTTCTAACAATTCTATAGCAAAAACAATCTTTATTCATCAAAATTAAATATTGGACAAACTCATTTCTACATTTGTGATAATCAACATATTTCTTGATGTCCATATTATTATAATTCTTTGAATATAAATATGCTATAACTTCAGATTTGTATAGATCTTTATGTGTCATAAGTGTATTGTAAGAAGGACTTATAGATGATATTAGTGATTGATTATGGTCACTTGTGTCATTAATATAATAATGTTTGTATATAAATTTGTTATAGACATCAGTTGACACAGCTTTATATGCATCATTAAGCTTGGATAAATACATTAGTAATTTGCTTCTGGACTCACTATGACCACTAATAGATTGATATAATAGAGGCATTACACCGTAACCACCATTCGTTATTGGCGTATATATTTTTGTAAGCCATAGTAACTTATGCTTACTTGATGTCTTCATGATTCTAAAAAACCATTGTGTGTATTCTAACTTTGTATTTAATCTATATCCAACACTGATGATAAGTGATTGTAATTTGTTGAATATTTCAGGATTTTCAGTATAAGTGTATGCAGCTGTATCATCAATCGATATTCTTGTTATATTGTCATAAAAAGTAACCCAATATGATTCATCCTTAGTTTTAAAGTTGTATGCATCACCGTTATTAAAATTTTCGATTGTAGTATTATCATATTTCAGCTTTGGATTCATAAAAAGAATTCTTATATATCTTGGGTCAAGAAAATCATGTATACACTTTTCATTTTTTAACTTTTGAAGAGAATTTCCAAATGAGATATAACCCAACATTAATAGATATAAATTCTTGACCAAACATATTGTATATAATGTTATTGAGCCATCGATTGCTGAAGAACTTGTTGCTGAAATAGATTCACTTTCCATTTGTTCACAATAATAATCTTTACTTGAAAAAAGGCTCATTGACATCAATCTCTTTATGGTAGTGGATGAATAATGTCCAGCCAAAAAATGATTCTTAAGCATAGTTAATCTGCTCCCACTACATTGTGTCTGTTTGATTTTCAATAATTGACCATATCTCAAATAAAAATTTTGTGCATTTTGGATAATCTCGTTAATTGTATTTGTTCCGCAATTTGGCACTCTAAGTATGACATCAATGTCATCAGAATATGTCAATATATGTTCAGTATTTAATCTATAATCTGTGCAATATAATCTCATTATCAATGCCGATTGTAACCCCCATAATTGATTCATCCACCCTTCAATTGCACCAGTTTGACCAATGGAAGCATATGTGACATTGTTCACTTTATTTTCTTGAAGCACAATAATATTTTCAAAAAGTTCAGATATAAGCCCATAATTATCTATACCGTACAATCCCATAACAAATTCTAATAATGGACCACAATTCTCTTTAGTCATGGATTGATTATGCCCCGAAATGTCAACCATCAAAGAATAAACATCCTTCTCTCTCATCAATTGAGATGCATCATATAATACCATCTTCCTCTGCATGTCATTGAAAGTCATAATTTGGTCTCTATAGTATTTGGTAGACCTTTTAACAAGCTCCATCATTTTACTCAATGCTATTTTCATGTCAAATGGTGCAATACCAAAAAAACGACCTTCTTCTTTTTGCTCTTTTTCTTTACTAACAAGCCTAACCACAGAACCATAGGCATTTTTTTGATACTTCTGAAATAAAATTATCAATATCAGAAGGTTTATTGGTTGTAAGATGTTTCCTTGATTTAGCCTTTTTGTTTTTCTTTAATTTTGTAACTATTGTGTCGATATTTTCAACGTGTGAATTGGGCCTCATAAGATAAGCTTTAAGTTCTTTAACACTTGCAGAATAATATGGATTATAATCTTCTTTTGTACATGCTTTGTCTTTCAAATATGGTGTTATGTCATCATATTGACATGACTCTAAACAATTATATGGTATGAGGTCACTCCAATTATCTAAATCCTCATAATACCTAAATCCTGATGTCCCTTGATTATTTATCACGTTCTTAAACTCAATTACTTTAGCATTATTTTCATCCTTAAATTTCGGGGCTTCCTTATGTTTCATCACAAACCCTCTAGTAAATTCTTTTCTAGCTAATAATATCAGTCGGTCCATGTCTGCTTTGCTTGTAGTATATCTATCAGAAGTTCGATTATGATATTTTTCCCAACCTTTAATATAATCAATTTCGGCTAAACCTATAAATTTATGAATAGATGATGCCGTGCCGAGATTTTCAACATTGATTGGATAGATGGATCTAAGCAAATTACTAAATATATTATGCTTAACATTTATATTCCTACCCAAAAAAATACACCAATATTGTTTCTTTGTTAGTTTTACAATATCATATTTTTCTTGTAATTCCATGAATAAATTCAATGATTCTAAAACACATATTTGTGAAGACTCTTTCGTATGACAAGAATCCATAGCGTATAATAATAATGACTCCATATTTGACATAAGGCGGACTAAATCAGGATATTGAAATTGTGATTTAATCAAATTTATCACAGAATCTATAAAGTTGACCATGTCTTTATATTCATAACTTGCTCTTATAAGTTCCACATTCAACATGGATTCTATTATAGTTATAAAGTAATTGTAGTGTGTAAAATTGTTCACAACAAGATCATCATTTACTCGAAGTAAAAAATAATTTGTATTTACATACAATTCAAATTGAAATCCATGATATTTACATAAGATATGGTAAGTTCTGTCATTGATTCTTATGCTAACGTGAAAATCATCACCATATTTCTCATAGTTATTAGAGTGTGTCATATTTGACTTATACTCTAATATACTTTTGATTCTAATTGTTTGTATGATGTTCATTAATGATAACCATTTACCTATCCGGGCAGTGTTGAGAGGAGTTCTTTCAATGTTTTCAAGTTTTCCATTAAGGGTTGCAGTTAGAACTAATTCATCATAACTCAAATCAGATGCTAATTCGATTAACAATTGGTTAAAGTCATCATATATCATCTTATCAGATATTTGGAATATAAGATCAATCATTTTTCCAGCCCCATAATGGACGTTCAAATTCAAATTGGATTCTCTTATATTATCTATTATAGAATATAAGTTATCAAGATTTGTATTTTGATAAACATTTCCATGCTTATAATACTTTCTGATACCATGATCAATACAGTATTGTATTTCTGGAGGAAATTGATTAATTGGTTGATCCAGTCTTTGAGGAATTATCAATTGTTTTTCCAGGGTCTTCCAGGATAATTTGTCATAATCGACCATGATCGGGTGTGGCTTTTCAAGTGATATAGGTGTTACATTAGGCTTTTTCTCATTTATTTCACTGTTAACCAGAATATTTTCAGCTTTTTCATACATTTCATGTCTATCCTCTGCAGACAACATGTTGATATAGGAATATTGAGACTTGCTATAATAATCCATTCAGTAGCTTGATAATCTTTTAA